GCCCCTACAGCGTCAAGGATGATCAGAAGCTGATGGCCGAGATATGGTCGCCACAGATTTCGGAAAACCCCGAAGCTTTTGTTTTGTTCGTCTTTCCTTGGGGCAAAGCCGGCACACCACTTGAAAGGTTCCAAGGCCCAAGAACCTGGCAGCGCGATGAACTTCAAGCGATGGCTGCGCACATCAAGATGAACAAAGAACGAATGGCCAAAGGACTAGATCCGGTCATTTATCAATCGGCCACATCATCAGGCCGGGGCATCGGTAAGTCCGCCTTCGTTGCCATGGTTAACCTTTGGTTCATGTCGTGCGTGCTTGGCGGAACTTCGATTACGACAGCCAACACTGAACCCCAGCTTAAGTCTAGAACGTGGGCTGAGCTCGGGAAGTGGCACACGCTAATGATGAACAGTCATTGGTTCGACAAAACGACGCTTTCACTCAGGCCGCAGTCGTGGTTCGAAGAAGCGCTGAAGAAACAACTTAAGATCGACACGGGCTATTACTATGCGCAAGCGCAGGTGTGGCAAGAAGAAAACCCTGACGCATTCGCCGGCGCTCACAACTATAACGGAATGCTTTTGAATTTCGACGAAGCGTCCGGGATCCCGAAGCCTATTTGGACGGTATCTGAAGGGTTCTTCACAGAGCCCACTTTGCACAGGTATTGGTTTACGTTTTCAAATCCCCGCCGGAACACAGGTGAATTCTATGAATGCTTCCACAAATCCCGAAACTTTTGGAACCGACGCAATTTGGATTCCCGCACAGTTGAGGGGACGGACAAGAATCTCTTTGCGCAGATTATTGCGAAACATGGCGAAGATTCCGACGAAGCGCGCATTGAAGTCAAAGGCGAGTTTCCGCGCCAGGGCGATAAACAGTTTATCAGCCGCGAAGTCGTTGAAGGGGCAGCTGCCCGCGAACTTGTCACCGATGACTTTGCCGGGCTCATTATGGGCGTCGACGTGGCAAGGTTCGGGGATGACACAACGGTGATTCGCTTTCGCCGCGGCCGCGATGCCAGGTCCATTAAGCCCGTTAAGCTTAAGGGCAAAGACAACATGGAAGTGGCCAACGAATGCGCTTACCTGATTGATGAACATAAGCCCGACGCCATTTGCGTGGACGCCGGCAACGGGACAGGCGTGATCGATCGCTTGCGTGAAATGGGCTACAGGGTCATTGAAGTGTGGTTCGGATCCAAGTCAGGCGAAGAAGAGTGGTCAGACTTTAGGACAGAACTGTGGGCGAAGATGCGCGAATGGCTGCCTGGCGGGTGCATCGATGACGATAGCGATTTGAAGGATGACCTTGTTGGACCGGAATACGAGTTCGATAAGTATGAGCGTGTGAAGCTTGAATCCAAGGAAAAGATGAAACGAAGGGGCGTGGCTTCGCCCGATAACGGCGACGCCCTGGCTGTGACCTTTGCCACCAAGGTGGCGCGCTCGGATCTTCGGGTTTCCCGCAAAGGGGCCAAAGGTGGGCGCAAAGTTAACGGGGCCGACTATGACCTTTTTGAACGCTGACCTGGAAGCTTGGCTTCCCCACATTATCCCGATCCTTGAAGCCAATCACGCCGAGACAGGGGTCTATGACCTGCCCTTCGATCCAGATTTTAAACGATACGTGGCCCTGTTTAAACAAGGCGACTTGCTGTTTTTCCTAGCCTTGGCGAACCCTGACGAAGTGGCAGGTGTTGCCATTTTCTTTTTGGACACTGAAATTCAACAGCAAAACGTCCGATCAGCCACACAGTCGGTGAACTATATGGCCAAGAAACATCGCGGCAAAGGTCTTGCGTTTATGAAGTTCTGCGATGACTATTTAAGAAAACACGGCGTTAATAGCGTTTGGCGACAGGCCACTTCTAAATACGACGTGGGCAAGATCTATGAACGCATGGGCTATCACAGCGTTGAAACATCATACCTCAAGAGGTTGTAGAAATGGGCAAGAAAAATCCCCTGAAAGAAGTCATCAAAGGCGCTGCTGATTTAGCAGTGGCACCCCTTCGTGAGACATCCCGGGCAATCGGTGCGGACGGTATCGTTCGGGGATTAGATGATGTGAAAGATTTTGCAGCCGGCGTCAGTACAGGCGCAATCGATTTGGCCAACAATGAAAAAGGCAAGCAGCAAAAGAAGGCGGACGCCGCTAATGCTGAAGCTGCAAAACAAGCGCGAAACGCTTCAGAAACAGCAGCGCGCAATCAGGCCGCAGCTGACTTTCAAGCCAGCGAAGCCGAGCGTATGAGCGCGGGCAGCAAGTCGCGAACATTGCTGACCGGACCTGCTGGCCTTGATGATGCCGAAGATATGTCCATCAGCCGCCGCACCTTAAGAGCTCGGTAATTTAGAATGGTCAAGGGATCCCATAGCGAAATCGCGGCCGAACTCGGTCGCCTATTAGAACAAGAACAAGGCCGTCGCGGGACTTGGGAAACCCATTGGCAAGAAGTTAAAGACCGTATTTGGCCCGCCACACAAGACTTCACTTCCAAGTTCAACACCCCTGGCAGCAAGAAAAATGAACTTGTTTTCGATTCAACCGCAGCCACAGCGCTGAACCGGTTCGCTGCCATTTTAGATTCTTTATTAACGCCACGGAATCAAACATGGCATCGAGTGATGTCATCGATTGATGAGTTGAACAAAGATAGGAGCGTGCGGCTCTACTATGAAGATGTCACACGAATTTTGTTCAAATACCGCTATGCGACCGTGGCGAATTTTGCTTCACAAAACATGATGTTCAACAAGTCATTGGGCGCTTTCGGATCCGCCGTTTCCTACATCGACCGGGCCGTGACTGAACCGGGCATCAGATACAAGACTTGTCATCTGGGCGAAACTTACTTCATGGAAAACCATCAGGGCATTGTCGATCAGATGATTCGGCACTTCCCGATGACTGCACGCCAAGCGTATCAAAGATGGAAAGACAAGACGCCCGACTTCATTAAAAAGGCGTATGAAAAAAATCAGGGCCAAGAATTTTGGTTTATTCATTACTGCGGACCCCGGCACGACGTTGACATTGAAAGAATGGATTACAAGGGAATGCCCTGGCAAAGCCAGTACGTTTCAGTGACGGGCAACGTGCATTTGGAAGAAGGCGGCTACAACACTTTTCCTTACACGCCTTCCCGCTATGAACAAAGCCCGAACGAAGTTTACGGCCGCTCACCGGCCATGGACGTGTTGCCGGCGATCAAGACCTTGAATGAAATGAAGAAGACCTATTTGAAACAAGGTCACCGCGCGGTCGATCCCGTGCTGCTTGTTCATGATGATGGGATCTTGGACACATTCAGCTTGAAGCCCGGACATGCCAACGCCGGCGCTGTTAACAAAGACGGCCGCCCGCTTGTTCACACTTTGCCAATCGGAAACATTTCGGCCGGCAAAGATATGATGGACGAAGAACGTGCCATCATTAAAGACAACTTTTTGGTTACCATTTTTCAGATCCTGATGGACACGCCCCAAATGACCGCGACTGAAGTCATGGAACGCGCGCGGGAAAAAGGGATCCTTTTGGCGCCCACTATTGGCCGCCAGCAGTCTGAACGTCTAGGCCCGATGATTGAGCGTGAGCTTGATGTGTTGGCCCAGCAAAACCTTTTGCCGCCCATGCCGCCGGTTCTTAAAGAAGCGGGCGCCCAGTTTAAAGTGGAATATGATTCCCCGCTTTCGCGCGCGCAGCGTGCGGAAGAAGCGTCCGGTCTTATGCGAACACTTGAATCTTTGATCAACGTCGCCGGCGTCACACAAGACCCATCAGCGCTTGATCACTTTGATTGGGATGCGATCACACCGGATCTTTCAGACATTAATGCGGTGCCTGTTAAGTGGCGCCGTTCGATGGAACAAATCACGGCCATCCGCCAAGGCCGCGCTGAACAACAACAGCAACAACAAATGGTGCAAGCAGCCCCCGCAGCTGCTGCCATGATGAAGGCTACAAAGCCAAAGTAAGGCGGGCCCTTGGACATCTTTGAAGACGCGAAGGCGTTGCTTCATTCGAAGAAGCGCGCCTATGAACGCACGTTCGATCCGGCCGGGATCGATCAAAAAATTGTGCTGAAAGACCTGGCTGATTTTTGCCGGGCGGACAAAACTTGTTTTCACGAAGACCCGCGCGTTCACGCAGTGCTGGAAGGTCGGCGCGAAGTGTGGCTGCGCATTCAGAAGTATTTAAATTTAACCCCGGATGAGCTCTGGGAAATAACCCGAAAGGACTAGTACAATGGAAGTAGCACCCGCAACAACGACAAGTGCTGCACCGGCGCCCGCGCCCGCAGCATCATCCGCAGAATTTACGGCACCCGCCGCAGCTTCAACGCCCCCTCAAGTGACCGTTAATTCAAGCGGCACGCCCGGCACATCGACGCCCAAAGGCGGCAACACTGATGGCAAGTGGTATGATTCCTTCGATCCCGACACAAAAGAGTATGTGACGGCCAAAGGTTTTCAGGATCCTAAATCGGTTGTCGAAAGCTATCGTAATTTAGAAAAGCTGCGCGGCGTGCCCGAATCGCGGCTGTTAAAATTGCCGGAACAAAGCTCGGCTGATTACGACAAGTCGATGGGCGAAGTTTTTGAAAAGCTCGGGAAGCCGGCAACGCCCGAAGGATACGGCTTAAACCCGAAGGATCCCAATAACTCGGGCTTTACAAACTGGGCCAAGGACACGTTTCACAAGTTGAACCTGACCGCGACACAGGGCCAAGAATTAGTGAAACAGTTTAATGCTTACAATGAGCATCTTGAAACCGAAGCGAAAGCTGCCCACACAACGCAGGTCCAGGCTCAAGTCGGTGTTTTAAGGAAAGAATGGGGCGCTGCGTTCGATCAAAACGTGGCCCGCGCGCAAGCGGCATACCGGCAATTCGGGATTCCCGACAAAGCGATCGACAGCTTGGAACGGGAAATCGGATTCGATGGCGTCATGCGAATGTTCCATAAGCTCGGCACTCAAGTGGGTGAGCACGAATTCATTACTGGCAACACGACTTCAAGCCTAGGCGACGGCATTTCCCTGACCCCGGAACAAGCGAACGCCAGGATCAACGCCCTGAAACGGGACGCTGATTGGTCGGCCCGTTATCTGAAAGGCGACGTTAAAGCCCGCCAGGAAATGGAACGGCTCATGAAATTTGCGAATCCGACCGATTGACACCGTGTTGGTTCTAGGTATCCTTGAACCAACCGCAAATGTCGATAACCCCAAGTTTAGCGTTCCGAC